GGGCTACATAGGGGGCTACATAGGGGGCAGGTACAAAGACGGCAAACCGAACAACAACACGTTGGACACACAAGTACAATTCGTGAGCAACCAAAAGAAAGAGCAGAAACAGTTGTCGGCAAAATGGGTTACTTGGATAATGGGCTATCCAGAGGGTTACTTAGACATTTCGACAGAGAACCAGAACACATCCCAAGAGTTACCAAAGGAGAAAAAGACCGAGCCAAAAAGTTAAAGGCTTTAGGCAATAGCATTGTGCCACAGGTGGCAGCAGAAATAGTATTAGCGATAAGGGTGAGTGAAGAAAGTGACTGAGCAGTTTATAATCAAATCAAGTTTAAAAGATAATTATAGCATTGTACCTAACAACCTAATTAATGATGAGGGAATAGATGCTGATTGCCTGGCAGTATTATTATATCTTTTGTCAAAGCCAACTAACTGGATGGTTAAACCTTCTAATATTCAAAATAGATTTAAGTATGGCAAAGATAAAACCTACCGAGTTATTAACAAATTAATTCAAAGAAGTTATATCAAACGAGAAGAATTACGTGAGGTCGGACAATACGCTAGTTTTACTTATTACGTTTATGATTCACCATTTCCTTGTTTATCGGACACGGCTAAGTCGGACACGGCAAACAAGGACACTACTAAGTACTTAAAGATACTAAGTAAAGAAAGTACTAATGGCGAACCATTAGAAAATGGCTCTCCACCTAAACCAATTAATGAGTGGCAGTATTATAAAAACTGTTTGGCAGGTTACACAAGTTACAAAGATGGTGAAGCTATTATTGGACAGCTATTAGTTAAAGCCAGAGGTGCAGGTTATAAAATCAAAGAAGAAAAAGATAAGCTAGTGTTGTCTGTTTTAGAAAAGGGATTACAAAAAAAGCCAGAGGGTAATGTTAGGGCTTATCTATTTAGCATCTTTAATAGCATAACCAAAGAGATGGCTACTGCTGCAATACATGATCCAGAACGAACTAAATGGGAAGCCAGAGCAAGAGCCTACGACATGGGTAAAGGTAATTGGATATTTAAAAACTGTCCTAATCCTAATGATCCAGAGTTCAAGCATCATTGTCCACTTAAATACCTAAACTTATTTGGAGTTAACTAATGGCTGAATATAGTGCTGTTGAAATAGCTGATCGTTTTGAAGAAATGGCTGATGTATTAAAGAGGATGCCACCAGTCATTAGAAAGCAAAAGATGGTGCATTGGCCAGATTATCCTAATGATCCTAACCAGGCATATGGCTATAATGATTATACAATCTCAAGACCAAAGCCAAGTGGTGAACAAATAGATCGATGCGATCAGTCATTGTTGTGGTTGTTGTATCTTAACAAGCAGCAGAAGGAATTGATTTGGGCTAGAGCGTCTAAGTTTAGTTGGCGAAAGATAGCAGCTATGATGGGATGTAATAAAGATACAGCAAAGCTAAAGTGGACAGTTATCCTAATGGAGTTAATCGAAAAGCTAAGAGCAGAATTATAATGGGCGAGTATGAGTGTTGGGATTGCAATGATAAATTCCATTTAGAAGAACCACCATATGATGGCAGGGCAATATGTGACAAATGTAGGCAGGAATACAAAGATGAACAGAGATCACAATGACTGAAGGCTATGTAACACAATGTAATTCATGTAAGTGCGTTTATGTCATGGATGAGAAATACTGGGCTAGTTTTATATGTTACGTTTGTAAAACCTTCATACATAATAAGGAAAAGAAAGATGGGTGAATATTTATTTTTTGTACCCTCTAGACAAGCCAGACAGAATATGAGTATATTTTTTATATACTGCATATCTTCTTGTTTATTTGTTCTTTTTCCTAACCGATCACATAGACTTTGAAGATAGGCAGTTTTTTATTATGAGAAAGAATCAAGCTAAACCAGGTGTTAATTGGGCTGAGATAGAAGCTAAGTTTAACAATGGACAATCAGCTTACTCAATAGCAAATGATTATGATGTAACAAGGCAATCCATTACTAAGAGGGCTAGTAAAGAAGGATGGGGCATTGTTAAGCATAAGGTTAAGTTAGCAAGGGAAGTTATTAAAGCGACAACCAATGCGACAACCAAAGATGGGAAAGAACGACAACCGACAACCATTTCGGTAACCAAGCCGTTGCACGTTCAAAGATTTGATAAAGATACTGTTGAGACAAGGGAAGCAATCCTAGCGTTACTAAGGGATGGGAATCCTAAAGTGATAGCAGCACAGGCAAGTGGGATAAGTGTTGATACGTTTAATAGATGGGTGCAGAAAGACTCGATGTTTGCCAGTTTGGTACGAGAAGCCGAAAGCGTGGCTGTGGTTTCCAGGCTGCAAAACATCCAAAAAGCAGGAGATCGTGGCGATTGGAAGGCCGATTCCTGGTACTTAGAGCGTACTCAGCGTGAGATATTCGGCAGTAATGAGACAAAGAGCAACGCTCTAGCAGTACAGATTAACATACACAGAGACAGCGATACAGAGACTGTAACGATTAAGCCATCTGGTTCTAAAGCAGAGGACTAATGCTCTGTAACTGTTGGTCAGCTTAGGACAGTACAAACTAACAAGACACTTACAAGATATATGGCCCCCAGTACCAAGCCCCACAGGCACAATATTTTCGAAGGCGAAGGCGATACACACACACGCCCCCCTTCACACAAAAAACAAACAACACAGGTTGTCGCTTAGTTGTCGTAAACCAAAAAAACAAATTCTCAGGTTGTCGACAACCAATAGGTAACCATAAATGTCTAAGAAGATAATAAAACTAGAATACGACCCACAACCTAAACAGCAGTTATTGCACAAGTGTAAAGCCAAGCAGATATTATTTGGTGGAGCAGCAGGAGGTGGTAAGAGCCATTCTGGTCGTTGGGATGTAATTGGGTTCTGCTTAGAGAATCCTGGTTTAAATGCCTTTATATTTCGTAGGTCGCTGCCTGAGTTGGATAGTAATCATATTCAGCCCTTAAAGAAGGAATTGCCTTTAGCGTTAGGTTCATTTAACGAAACCAGAAAGAGGTATGAATTTTATAATGGTTCAACCATACAGTTTCAGTATTTAGAACGAGATAGTGACTGTGATCGTATTCAAGGCACAGAAATACATATAGCCCTAGCCGATGAAGCAGGTCAGCTATCAGCCTATCAATTAGGTTATATTAAAAGTCGAATGAGATTAGGATCATTTAAGCCAAAGCAAGAAGGGTTTTTCCCACGATTAGTAATGACAGCTAATCCAGGTGGACAGAGCCATAACTTTTTAAAGGCTTTGTATATTGATCCATCACCTCCTGAGACTTATTTTTACGATCATACAATGCGTGACCCAAATAATCCAAAGGATAAGGGTTGGCTGAGTATGTATATACCTGCAAAGATGACTGACAATAAATACATTGATCCTAGTTACGCTAGTTCATTTAGTGGATTGCCAGAAGAATTAGGCAGGGCTTTGCGAGAGGGTGATTGGGATTTAGTTGTTGGCTCTTTCTTTGGTGATATTTGGAAAAGAGATTTACACGTTATCAAGCCATTTGACATTCCACAGCATTGGACAAGGTTTAGATCGTTTGATTGGGGTTCAGCATCGCCATTTAGCGTTGGTTGGTGGGCAGTAGCTGAAGGGCATGAAACTATACCAGATAACGCATTGGTTAGGTATCGTGAATGGTATGGAGCAGCAGGGCCGAACAGAGGTTTAAGAATGACGGCTGAAGAAGTTGGTAGTGGTATTCGTGCAAGAGAACGTGGCGAAAAAATAAATTTTGGTGTTGGCGATCCAAGCATATGGAAATTTGATGGTGGGCCGTCAATCGGAGAGAGATTAGGTAAGTTAGGCGTAAGATTTAGAAGGGCTGATAATTCCAGAGTTGCAGGATGGGATCAGGTAAGGCAAAGGCTAATTGGCGATGATGGAGTTCCTATGATGTATTTCTTTAAGAGCTGTATTGATACCATTAGGACATTACCAGTTTTGACCCACGATAAACATCGAATGGAAGATATTAATACGACTGAGGAAGATCACGCTGCTGATGAAATTCGTTACGCTTGCATGTCAAGACCATTTACAAGAAAAGCCCCAGAGATAGATGAGGATATTTGGCGAAAGCCGACCATCGATGAAATGATGAGTGGTTTGGATAAAACAAGCCGACCAAGTTCGTGGAGATTTTAATTGGATTATAAATTTGACAGAGAGCCTACGAAAAAGGCTGATAGGGCTGCGTATTGGAACAACCAGATTCTGAACGCTCGTAAGTTTGAGGAAACCTGGCGAGAGCGTGCTAGTGGTATTGTGCAAAGGTATCGTGACGATAACATTAATCGTTTTGAGCGTGAAACGAGGATGAACATCTTTCATTCCAATGTTGATACGTTAAAGTCAGCTTTGTATTTTAAAACACCAAAGCCACGAGTAACCAGACGATTTAAAACTGATGACCCTATTGGTAAAACCATAGCAATGGTTATGGAACGTGGCTTACAGTATCAGTTAGATTTTTATGATTTTGATGGAACAATTAAAAAAGCCATTGAAGATATGTTAATTGTAGGTCGTGGGGCTGTAAGGTTAAGATATGATCCTGTGCTTGTTACAGGTGATCCACAACGTATTCCTATTAATGTTGAGCCTATTACTGGCATTGGCGAAGTTGCTCCTGGTCAAATGGGTGAAGTTCAGGTTGCCCAAAGGCTGCTTGATCCAGAAGGTAATGAAATTGAGCAAGAAAACGTAAAGCAAGATGCAAGAGGTTTATTTATAGAAGGTGATCCAGTAGAAGAAATTGGAGAACAATCTATTCGCTGTGAGTACGTTCATTGGCAGGACTTAACCATTGCCCCTGCTAGATGTTGGGAAGATGTAAAGTGGATTGCGTTTAGGCATTTATTATCTAGGCAAGAACTAGTTGATTATTATGGCGAGAAGCAAGGGCAGCAAATCCCTTTAAGTTATGTGCAATCGGAATCATCTGGCTATCAAGATAACCCAGAACCAGACATGGCTGAAATTTATGAGATATGGGATAAGAGGTCTGGCAAACAAATATTTGTAGCCACTAGTTTTAATGAAATACTAGAAGAAGCTGACGATCCTTATAATTTAGATGGTTTTTGGCCTATGCCAGAGCCTATCTATGCTATTTCGACAACTGACACAACTTTACCTGTGCCAGAGATATTAATATATGAAGATCAGTTATTTGAATTAGATTTAATCACACAAAGGATTGCAGCGTTAACTGAAGCCTTAAAACGTAGAGGTGTTTACGATGCTAGTTTCCAAGAATTAATAAGATTAGCTGATGCCAATGATAATGAATTTATCCCTGTTGAAAACTTTGCGATGTTACAAGCAGGTGGTGGTTTAGCTAATGTTATGCAAGAAGCACCATTACAGAACTTAATTACGGCAATTACTGCGTTATACCAATCAAGAAAGATTGTTATTGAAACCATTTATGAGATCACAGGCATTAGTGATATTATGCGAGGTACGTCAGCTAGTCGTGAAACGGCAACGGCACAAAGGATCAAAGGTCAATTTGGTGCAATGAGGTTAACAAGCCGTCAACGTGCTATTGAAAAGTTCTTAGATAAAATAATGACATTAAAGGCTGAATTACTTGTTGAGAATTTAGAGCCTAGCTTATTGGAAAAGATGACTGGGATTGCTTTACCTCCAGAGGTAGTCGCAGTCATGCAAGATGATAGATTAAGAAGTTACAGAGTGTCTATAGATACTGAAGAAAGTTCAGCTATAGATCAGGCAATGGATCAGAAAAACAGAACTGAATTTCTAACGGCTATGGTTCAGTTTCTGCAAACTGTCGGCCCATTAGTTAATTCTGGTGCTATAGGTTTTGACCAGGCAAAGATGATGATGTTGTTTGCTGCTAGAGCGTTTCCTGGTG